AGGAGATGCCTACCTACGATCCACCTATGGACCGCAAGCTCAACACCCCTTCACCATGGACATGTCAGTGGTGTAGGCAAAACTTCGTAGTCCCATCCCTGACGCTCGAACACGAGCGTCGCTGCGAGTCCAACCCGGAGAACTACAGATGAAGCTCGGTCAGGCCGCCCGCGTGGTGCGCGGGGAGAACTGGTACATCAGCCGGTACAACGACTACCTGTACCACCGCGACAAGGAGGCTGAGCGCGACCACATCCAGGACATCATGACCCGGCCCCCGCGGATCCGGGCCTGGTCCTGGTCGGCCTCAGCGGCAGGCACGTGCCCGCGCAAGCGGCAGTTCGACTACCTCGGCATGCCCCGGCTGCGGCCCACCGAGAAGGGCATGAACATCTTCGCCAACGGGGACTACATGCACATCAGGCATCAGGCCTTTGGTCTGGTCGCCGGGTACGTGGACGGCATCGAGGTGCCGGTGGCCCTGCCGCAGTACAACCTGCTGGGCACCATGGACGGCACCCTGGTCAACGGCAACGGGTTGGAGCTCAAGAGCATCAACACCCGAGGGTTCTCCGAGGTGATGAGCTTCGGCCCTAAGCCCGACCACGTCATGCAGATGCACAGCTACATGCTGGCCAGCGGACTGGAGGCCTTCCACGTCGTGTACGAGGACAAGGACAAGCAATACCTCAAGGAGATCCTCGTCCGACGTGACGAAAAGATCATCAACGCTGTACGCGAAGAACTTGAAACGCTCAATGAGGCAACAAATGAGCGTAGACTGCTGCCCATGCTCCAGGAGTGCATCAACGAGAAGGGTGCCTACAACTGGTGCGACTACCGAGCGGTGTGTGAAGGAGCATCATGGCCAGCATCAAGATCCGTGCAGCTCACCCTAGCCACGTCCAGTTCGGTCGCAGGCTAACCGAGGTCCAGCTGCCGCTGGGCCTGCCGAGCTACGACCGGATCCTGGACGAGCTGCAGGGGTACTGCGAGGTGCTTCTGGGGCACAAGGACCCACCGGTGGAGAGCCCCTATCTCTCCCTGATGGAGGTGGCCGCGGCCTACCACGGGCGAGCCTGTGAGATCGAGATGCTCATCTTCACCGGTGAGCAGAACGGCACCATCAAGCGCGGTGACCCGCACTACAAGCTGCGCAACGGTCAGCTGGAGGCGTTCAAGTCCCTGACCCGCAAGATGTTCGACCTGGGCAGCCGTCGGCTTACCCAGGAGGATCTGCTCACCCGACAGCGCCTAGACGCAGGAGAACGACTGTGAAGCTCTACATTGCAGGGCCCATCACTGGGATCGAGAACTACCTGGAAAACTTCGACAAGGCAGCTGTCGAGCTGGTCAACAAGGGATTCGAGGTGGCCAGCCCCACCTGGTTCAGTGCACAAGGAGAGATGCTCGGGTGGGATTGGAACACCTACATGAAGGCCACCATCCAGATGATGCTCAACTGCGACGGGGTAGCCCTGCTCCCAGGGTGGGACAACTCCAGGGGAGCAGCCATCGAGCGCGAGCTGGCCGAGCGGCTGGGGATGAAGATCAAGGCACTCAGCGAGTGGTGATCGACGGCCGGACCAGCAATTGGGTGTGGGGAGTGGATCCCGGCACCAGAAAGATTGCTTGTTTTGGCATTGATATTGAGTCAAACGAGACCATGTACTTTGCCTTTGAGACCAAGAAAGACTCACGCTGGAAGGAGCTGCGGGCCATCCGCCACCGGCTCTCTCAGCTGCATGTACAGAGCGGTGTCGTGTTCTGTGAGGAGCCAGTGCTGGCAGGCGCACGCAACATCAGGACAACGATTGGCATCGCGCAGACTGTTGGGGTAGCCATGAGCACGGGGCTACCCAGCTACCTCGTTGAGGTCTCAACGTGGAAGAAACAAACCGTCGGTAAGGGAAATGCTGACAAAGCTGGCGTGTCTGATTGGCTCAGACAAGAGTACGAAGCGTATTTTCGCTCTTGTGATGGAAACCAGGACATCGTCGATGCGGCAGCAATCGCCGTATACGGCAGGGACGTCGTCCTACGCTCGCCCCGGAGCGTGGATTCCGGCTCATGTAGCCCTCTCTGAAGAAATCCTCAACGACCCAGAAGAGCCCCGGTTGTACCGCGGGCTCAGTTCTTTGTGGCCTGAGTGGCATGCCAAGGCCAACTGCCTTGGCGACACAGGAACAACCTTCTTCGGCTCCCCAGAGCCCACCGAGCGACCTCCCTATACGACCAGCGACATCAAGAAGGCCAAGGAGCAGTGCTACGGCTGCCCGGTGTTCGAGACCTGCCTGCGCCAAGCCATCTCCGGTGGTGAGGAGTACGGGGTGTGGGCGGCAACAACGACCAAAGAACGCCAGAAGTACTTCAGAATGATTCGTAAGGGTCAGGCCTCCGCGACGGAGATCATCGAACGAATCCTGGAGAAGCACGATGTCAGACGTAACGCTGTGGCATGACGACGCCGAGGCCAAGCAGGTCTATCACCTAAGACTTGGCGGGCTGTCGTTCGAGGAGATCGCTGATCGCAACAACATGACCGTGGACATGGCCATGACGCTGTACCGCGACCGGGTGATGGCAGCCGCCAAGATCTTTGGTACCGATGACCGGCAGATGATCAAGCAGCTGGAGCTGGATCGCCTCGACGCGCTGCAGCAAAGCTACTGGCATGACGCCACCGAGGGTGACCTCAAGTCAGCTGAGTTTGTCCTCAAGATCATCGGGACCCGCATCAAGCTGGAGGGAATGGAGCAGCTCAGCGCGGCCACACCCTCCGATGTGGCCCGGGTACTCATTGTCGGTGGCAGTCAGCAGGAGTTCGTGGCTGCCCTTCAACAGGGCCGTGCTCAGCACGCGATGACTAGCCCCGCCCCAGAAGATGGAGTTGATCTCAAGGAGGGCTGATGAGCACAGCTGCCGATGTCGATCTGGTGCTGGACCAGAACGCCGACTTCGGTGTCCAGATTTACTGGCTGGACCCTGTCCTGAACCCCTACCAGCTGGCCGCGGGCATGAAGATGGAGATCCGCAGCATTGATCTGTCCACGGTGGTCTACACGCTTAGTGATGACACCAGCGGCGGGATTACCTTCTCGGCCTCCAATGGCCTGATCCAGCTGGTCATCCCCCAGAGCGCAACCAACACTCTGACTCCGGGCACGTACTTCTATGACCTGTACGTGCACTACCAGGAGAACCCCACTACTACCCGCGTGCGACGCCTGATCAAGGGCCAGCTGACCGTGAACCAGAAGGTGACAGCCAGTGTCTAACCAGGTAGTCCGGCTCGTCACCGGCGACACCATCGAGATCCGCACCGGTGCCATCCAGGGCATCGGCCCGCAGGGCAACACCGGTCCACAGGGCCCCATTGGGCCTGAGGGTCCCTCAGGAGCCGACTCCACCGTGCCTGGGCCCACCGGGGCGGTGACCCACCATGCCAGCCTGACCAGGCTGATCACCCCGGCCACCCTGATTACTGGTGCAACCTCAACCGGGGTCAAGTACGACTCCACCCTGATCGATGACCTCGACACCAGTGCCACGGTGGACAACACCGGTGCGCTGACCACCATCACCGTCCCTGCGGGCAGGTACTACGTCAGCGCCACCCTGCGCTTTGCTTTGATCGCCTCACCCACCGGGGTGCGGGCCCTTGAGGTGTATGCCGGGAGCACCCAGATCACCGGTGATACCTGCCCTGGGTTCAGTGACTACGACACCTACCTGAGTGCCGAGACGGTCATCGACGTGACCAGCTCCACCGTGCTGACCGTCAAGGCTGCCCAGACTCAGGGGGCCAGCCTGTCCATGACCGATGGTCGCTTCAGCGTGTCCGCGGTGGGACCCGGCATTCAGGGCCCGGTCGGTCCCACCGGCCCAGAGGGTCCGGCTGGGCCTGCGTCCACTGTGCCCGGTCCGGCAGGCACCCTGTCGCCCACCACCACCTTTGCTGACCTGGGTGGCTGATGTACGACCGGCAGCTGAGGTTGGGAGCACAGCGGGGCACCCCACAGGTGGCTCCGTTGCAGGCCAGCTATGTCCTCAAGCAGGGTGGCACCGCGCTGGCCACGAGCTCGGCTAGCCTCACGCTGGTCAATCTGGGTGGACTCACTGTGCTCAAGGGCCTGTTTGTGCTCTCGGCAGCAGCAGCAGCGGCCACCGTGGAGCTGGACATCAGCTATCTGAGCACCGTCCCCATCCAGGTGTTTGGCACCTTTGGGCAGAGCGGGTCAACCACCGTGTCCAGCCCCATCACTATCAACGCCGGGGCCATCACCACCCACGACACGATCATCGGCGCGATCGGTGACACCTACACGTTCCAAGGAGTGCTCTGATGGCCATTCTCAACACCCCGGTGCAGGGGCTGCCCTACCCGGACGCCAACGCCACGGTCAACGAGGTGGACGACTACATCGCCAACCTGGCCGCTGCGGTGGAGACCAAGCTGGTGATGGAGTTCGCCAGCGCCACCGACCGCAACACCAAGATCGCCACCCCTACCGAGGGGATGGTGTGCTGGTTGCAGGACGTCAACGTGCTGGAGGCTCATGACGGCACCACCTGGCAGCAGGTGTGGCCAGCCTCCCCGGCCATCTTGTCCGGGACCACCGCACCCACCGGATCTCAGGGGAACGTGGGAGACATCTACGTTCAGTACGTCTGATGCCTAACACCGGTGATGTGTGGGTCAAGCGCCCCGATGGCACCTGGGCCAAGTCGGGCATGCCCCCGTATGCCAAGACCTCCACGGGCTGGCACAGGATCACCGCGATCTACGCCAAGACGGGCTCCAGCACCTGGACCCAGCGCTACTCCCGTGACCTGACCCCACCGGCCCCACCGGTGTCGATGAGCTTTGCCATGAGTGGCACCACACTCAACGTCAGCGTCAAGGCCCCGGCCACCGCGGACGTGGCCACCATCGTGTTGCAGTGGTCCTTCACCGGCTACCACGGCAGCCAATATGAGCAGCCTCGGGCGGGCATCAACGTCACCCCCAACCAGACGGTGACGTTCAGCTACCCCAGCCAGAAGTCCGGGGAGAGCTACTACTGGACCGCGTGGGCGGTGGACTCCTCGGGCAACACCAGCACCGCGCTGACCGGGCGGTACACCGTGCCCAACCTGTACGTGCCACCCACCTTGGTCACCAAGGTTGCGTACCTGTACCCCTCCTCCAGTGCCACCTACGTCCAGGACGGGTCGTACTGGCGCTCCGACTCCAACTTCGTCTACCAGGGTGGGCTCAACCAGTACGGTCAGTGGTTCTACGACACCCGCATCATTGCCGCGCTGATCAAGGCCAAGCACGTGCTGGACATGCGCATCCAGATCACCCGAGCCAACACCGTGCATGGGGTGTCCGGGCCAGCTGGGGTGTACCTGACCGCACACACGCTGGCCAACCAGCCCGCAGGCAACCCGGCCGGGTCCAACACCCCCAGTCTGTATGTGGGCACCCTCAACCGAGGTGAGACCAAGACCTTCGAGGTGCCCAGCTCGTACTACGCAGGCTTCCTGTCCAAGCAGTACAAGGGCTTCGGGCTGTATGCCGGGGAAACCAGCTATGTCGACCCCAAGTACCTGTACGCCCTTGGTGCTGGATCCCCCAGCGGCAAGCTGTACGTGCAGTGGCAAGAGTGAAGGAGGTGTGACGTGAACATTCCTTCATTCGTGTGGCTGATCCTGGCCGTGGTGCTGGTCCTGATTGTGCTTCTTCTCGTGGGGCATCCCGTCAAGATCAACTAGTTCTTCCTTGTCTGTCCAGTTAATCTCAAGACATGACCCTGACGCTCCCCACGGCCTACCAGCTGACTCGTCCACCACGGGACGATGATGAGCTTTACCAGCTGGTGCAGGCGCTGTGGGGAGTTGTCATTCCCCGGGGCAAGCACTGCCCCCACCACCAGGCCCCGTTCGATGCCTTTGCCACCGCGTTCTTCGCCCGTGAGCCTCAGGTGCTGGTGCGCGGGTCACGAGGCCTGAGCGGCAAAACGGCCATGATGAGCTGTCTGGGCATCACCCAGGCGGTGGTGTTGGGCGCGGACAACAACATCGTCGGCGGGTCAGAGCAGCAGGCCATCAACGCCCTGGCGCACATGAAGCGGTACTGGGACTACGCCAACGCCCCGAGCTACATGATCAAGTCCAACCAGGCCTCGGTGATCAAGCTGCACAACAACGCCGAGGTGCGTCCGCTGACCGCCTCCGAGCGATCCGTGCGTGGTCCTCACCCGGCGCGGTTGTTGCTGGATGAGATCGATGAGATGGACGCCAACATCCTGGAGTCGGCCAAGGGTCAGCCCATGCCGCAGAAGAACTGGATCGACGTCACCATCCCCCAGCAGACCACCATGGTGTCCACGCTGCAGTATGCCGACGGCACGATGATGAAGGAGATGCAGCGCTTCGAGGACGAGGGCCTGCCCGTCATGGAGTGGTGCTACCTGGACACCATGTATGCCAAGGACGGCTGGTTGTCCGAGGAGTTCGTGGAGCAGAAGAAGCGCGAGGTCTCCAAGGAACGCTGGCGGGTGGAGTACGAGCTGGGTGAGCCCTCCATCGGCAACCGCGCCTTCGACTCCGAGTCGGTGGAGAAGACCTTCTCCCTGACCGCACCCGAGCCCAAGGTCAACCAGCGCGAGTATGAGGAGTACGAGTACGAGACCCCTCAGGACCACGCCGACTATGTGATCGCGGCGGACTGGGCCCAAGCGGTGGACAAGACGGTCATCACAGTCTGGGATGTCACCGAGCAGCCGATCCGCTGTGTGTATTACGTCCGGTTCAACCGCAGGCCCTACCCCTTCATGATCGGCAAGTTCAACACCCTGCAGAAGCGGTACAACGCCGATGGGATCCATGACGCCACCGGACTAGGGCGGGTGGTGGCTGACCTGTTGGACGGGCGGGTAAGAAACTTCATCATGGCCGGTAGAGAGCGCGATGACATGCTCAGTGAGTTCGTCTCCGGGGTGGAGAACGACAAGATCCGGGCCCCACGCATCGGCAGCTTCTACCGCGAGACGCTGTACTGCAGTGTCGAGGACCTGTATGCCCGGGGCAAGGACTTCCACCTGCCCGACAGTGTGTGCAGCGCGGCCTTGGCCTGGAAGCTGGTCAGCCACAAGTTCCCGGTGTCCGAGCCGGTGGGGCTACCCAAGACTGACACCACCTGGATGGCGCGGCAGATTGAGCAGGGCACCGACTTCCTGCACAACACCAGTGGCTGGAAGGTGGATGGGGACGTGCGCAGCACCGAGACTGAGGACCTGAGCTGGTCCCTGACCTAGCCAGACATTTGTAGGTATTTGTTGACTCGCATGGTGCCTAGCGATACATTCTTGACATGGACGAACTAATGTACGAGGCCAAACGAGAGGCCCTGAGGCTAGCCCGCGAGGACGAAAACGGGCACAGCACCAGCGAAACCGTGCTCAGACGTGCTCAGAAGTACTACGAGTGGCTGATCGGGGAAGAGCAGTGAAGTTGGCCGAGAAGTCCCCCGCGCTGTTGGCCCTAGAGGAGCTGCGCACCAAGGCACGAGCGGCGGAGAAGGCCAACGAGGAGGTGCGCAGACAGGTTCAGGTGTGTCTGGACCATGGTGTGCCCAAGACTCAGATTGCCCGCGCGTTGGGGATCACCGAGGCGGGGCTACGACTACGACTGAAGAGGGCGAAGCGATGAGCGAGAAGTGTGCCTGCCCCAAGTGCACGGCGGCTGCTGAGTACGAGGGCATGTGTGATCAGTGTTGGGCGCATGGCTGCAGGCCAGCCCCGAAGGAGGAGAAGAGTCATGAGTGACCAAGAGAACTTCCTCAACTGGCTGGCCAGGTTCGAGCAGGTGCCGGACAACGTGATGGCCCTGGAGCCACCGAAGACAGGACAACCCACAGACGATGAAGTCACCAGACTCAAGCGAAGGGGTAACACGGTGGCTTCCCAGATCATGTGCCAGGTGCATCGCACCGAGGACGAGGTGCACTTCATCATCGGCAACGGGCGCAACAAGGTGACCTACCACCTGGGTGCCGAGCTGGCCAAGAGCATTGGTGAGGAGCTGTTCAAGGAGGGAGCCAACCTGGCCCAGGCCCA